ATGGCAGGGCAGCTGCCACGCAAGCATGGCAATGTCTTTTGTTTTCAATATGTTAGGCCGTGGCAGTGGCAGGCTGTGGCAGGCCTCTGCCACGCTCGTAACTTGTTGAAAGCAAAAAGAAAAAGCAGGGTCGTGGCAGATGCTTGGCAGCCTAGTACTAACGTACACTCCCGTGGCGCTTTCGCTACCACGGGGAGCCGTAGTGTAGGGCGGCCATCAAACCAAAAATCTGAGGGTCAAAAACAAACAACGCCCTCGGTCAGGTTCCAGCCGGAGAACGGGTCGGGAGGAGTATGACCACGACAGCTGGGTTGACCGAGGGCGCCGGAGCTCGTAAGCTCTGCCCACACCACATGAGCGAGAGAACTGTAACGTAGGAGGCTCGTCATGAGCAAGACCAATCCGGACTATGTGCTGCGCGCGCAGCTGATCACCCAGATGCTGCTGTCGCTGGATGATCCTGATTACTCCATTATCCAAAACACGCGACGCAACGGTATCGATCAGCGCCTGCTCGATGATCTCGGCTTTCTTGCTGGTGAGATCATCAAGGTCGCCAAGCGATGAGGGTGCTTGGCGTAGATCCCGGTCAGGCCGGCGGTCTGGCGATCGTGCACGGCGGGCGGCTGGTCAAGGGCACGCGGATGCCGATCGTCAAGATCCGAGGCAAGGCGCAGGTCGATGCTCGAGCTGTGGTGCAGTGGTGGGGCGACTGTCTGGTGCCGTTCGATGTGGCGGTGATCGAGGCAGTGCACGCGATGCCGCGGCAAGGCGTCAGCTCGAGCTTCCAGTTCGGGCGGATGCTGGGTGGCATCGAGGCGCTAATCTACGCCACCGGCTCCCGCGTCGAGTACGTCACGCCTGCGGCATGGAAGAAGGCGATGGGCCTGAGCACAGACAAGCAGGCCAGCATCGATGCCGCCAAGATCATGTTCGGCAGCGCCGCCGATGAGCTGCTCAAGCACAAGGCCGACGATGGGGTTGCCGAAGCGGCCCTCATTGCGGCATACTGGGCTCGAAACTGATTATCTGTTGCTGATCTACCGAGGAACCATGGCCGGAGACCAACCACGCAAAGGACGCCTGAACCGAGGCGGGCGAAAGCCCGGGTCGAAGAACATCGTGCCGATGCAGGTCGCCGAGATGGTGCAGAACGCGCTGCAGCTGGCAGGCAAGCGCCTGCAGGAGGGCGACGTCGAAGGCGATCTGCAGGGCATGAGCGCAGGCGAGGCTTACCTGATGTCGATGGCGTTGTCGCAGCCCAAGAGCTTCTTGGCGCTGGTGGCGAAGCTCATGCCGACCAAGCTCGAGGGCGAGGTGCATGTCTTCGAAGGCGCGGCGCTGGTCGATCGCCTGCAGCAGGGCCGGGCACTGGCTGCCAAGCAGCTGAAAGGGCGGAAGCATGACGAACACAGCGTACACTAGCAAGCCGCACCAGTGGGGGCCGCCGCTGCCGGGGCAGGGCAGCGAGCAGATCTGCACCAAGTGCGGGTCGCGCGCATCGACGGCGCCGGAGCAATGCCCGGGCGGTCACCCGGCAGCGATCACCGAGACGGTGCACGACTATGACCCGCTCGCGTGATCTGTGGATCGAGATCCCAGAGATCGACGACGATGTGCTCATGATCGAGACCAACGACGCCGGAGGGCCTCCTGTCCTCTGGCTTGAACGCAGCACCGACCCAGAGCCTTGGGTCTTCAACTGGGGGACAGGTCGCTACGAGCGCGCCGCCCGCGTGATCATCCGATGACCGACCTTGCCGAAGCCAACAAGCAGATCGCAGACGAGATGGCAGCCTGCTATGCCGATCCGCTGCGGCATGTGCTGGTCTCGTACCCGTGGGGCAGCGGGCAGCTGCGAGGCCGATCCGGGCCTCAGGACTGGCAGAAGGATCTGCTGCTCGAGCTTGCGGCGGAGGTCAAAGCCCGCGGCTTCGACGGCACCAAGCCCGTCGCGCCGATCCAGTTCAGCACCGCATCGGGCCACGGCATCGGCAAGTCGGCGATCGTGGCGTGGTTGATCCGCTGGATCATGGACACCCGGCCCTTCGCCAAGGGCGTGGTCACCGCCAACACCGGCGAGCAGCTGCGCACCAAGACGTGGTCGGAGCTGGCCAAATGGCACGGCATGGGCCTGACGCAGCACTGGTACACGCTGAACAGCGGCGCCGGCAGCCTCAACATGTACCACAACGACTTTCGCGAGACGTGGCGCGTCGACGCCTTGACCAGCCGAGAGGAGAACAGCGAGGCCTTCGCAGGCCTGCACGCCGCCAACTCGACCCCGTTCTACATCTTCGACGAGGCGTCAGCCGTGCCCGATCGGATCTACGAGGTGCGCGAAGGCGGCCTGACCGACGGCGAGCCGATGACATTCGACTTCGGCAACCCGACGCGAAACAGCGGGCGCTTCTACCAGAACATGGTGGGCCGCTTCCGCAACAACTACATCCGCCGCTTCATCGACAGCCGAGACGTCGAGCAGACGAACAAGGAGCTCTTTGCGCAATGGGAAAAGGACTACGGCGAGGACAGCGACTTCTTCAAGGTGCGCGTGCGTGGCATGTTCCCAGACGCTGGCTCGCTGCAGTTCATCAGCGTTGGCGATGTCGAGAAGTGCATCGATCTCGAGGTGTACGTCGGTCCCAGTGAGCCGCTGGTCATGGGCGTCGACGTCGCCCGGTTCGGCGATGACAGCAGCGTGATCTACCTGCGGCAGGGCCGCGACGCCGAGAGCCAAGGCTTCCACGTCTACCAGCAGATCGACACGATGACGCTGGCAGCAGAGGTGTCTCGCATCGCCAACGAGAAGCGGCCCGACGCAATCATGGTCGACGGTGGCGGCGTCGGCGGGCCGGTGGTCGATCGGCTGCGCCAGCTGGGTCACGACGTGATCGAGATCAACTTCGGCGCCAAGGCGACGCAGAAGGGCTACGCCAACATGCGCGCCCAGATGTGGGGCAACCTGCGCGACGCCATCAAGGCAGGCATCCGTCTGCCCGACGACGAGGATCTCAAGACCGACCTGACCGGCGTCGAGTACGGCTACAACATCCGCAACGAGATCCAGCTCGAGCGCAAAGAGGACATGAAGAAGCGCGGGCTCAGCAGCCCCGACATGGCTGACGCGCTCGCCTTGACCTACGCCATCCCGGTGCATCACTCGGCCCGGGCAGGCTACGACGGCGCCAACTATCAGCAGGCCCAGCACGAATACGACCCGTTCTGAGGCTGATCTCGACATGTCAAGCCCCGTCGTGTACATTCGCGGCATGACAGACGCGCTTGTAATCTTCGAACAGAACAATTTGCACCCGCTCAGCCCGCTGCTGAAGCGGGGCTACAGGCACGTCTGGTGCGCCGTCATCGATGAGCGCGCACACTCGTGGATCGGTCACGATCTGCGGCTCGAGGGACACGTCACGACGGTGCTGTGCGAGCCGGGCTACCCGCTCGCACAGTACCTGCGCGACCAAGGCAAAGAGGTCATCGCGATCGAACGCAAGGCGCGGCGCACGCCGGGACCGTTCATCCTGAACAACTGCGTCGGCCTCACCAAATCCATTTGCGGCATCCGGTCCGCGGCACTGACGCCGTGGCAGCTGCGTCAGCATCTTATCAAATCCAGATCGGGAGACCTCGCATGTCACGCCTCGCCATCTACCTGACCCTGCCCGGCCTCGGCGGCGGGGGCAGCGCACCGCCGCCACCCCCACCTCCGGCAGCACCGCCGCCTGCACCGACGATGCAGGACGCAATGACCAGCCGCGCCCGGGCTGACGCCAGCCGTCGCGGTCGCATGCAGCAAGGCGTCGGCGGCAGCGTCCGCAACGTCGGTGGTGCACAAGGCCTCAGCGTCAGCGACACGGCACGCGCCCTCAAATCTTTGACGGGGCAGTGATGGCACAGCAACGCACAAACGCAGCGATCGCTGAGCGGGCAAAGGCGCAGGACACCGCGCCACCGCCGCCCAAGCCGTCGCTATCCGGGGAGTAAACGATGGTCGCGCAGACGCCTGAAAACCTGATGAACAGCTCGCTCAAGGGCAAGCGGGGCGCGATCTATCTGCGCTGGAAACGTCTCGAGGACGACCGG